CGTATGTGGAGGCTTGAAGCAATGATAATGGGGTCAACGGTAATCATCGTTGGCCTTGCAGCCTCCCTCCTAATGAAGATGTAAATGCAGCACTTGTTCTTGCTCCTAGTCTTCATAGGGACTGGGGAGTACAGAACACTAACCAGCGGCGATATGTACTTCGCTGACATCAACCGCTGCAACTACTTCGCTTCCCAAATATCCAAGAGATACGGCAATTACAGTTATTCTGCCTTCGTAGACCCGAAGGACAGGGTGACTGCCTATTGCGTTCCCAAATACGTCAACACAGAGAACGTGGAGGTCTACTAATGATTGATCCAGTGAGTGCCTTCGCAGCAGTCTCTGCGGGGCATTCAGCACTGATGAAAGCCGTCCAGATGGGAAAGGATATTAATTCCCTTTCGTCGGCAGTCCAACGCTATGCACAAGGTGAAGCCGAACTTCAGTTTGGTGCATCCCGAAAGAAAAAAGCAAAATTCTCATTTGCGGAAGACTCTGCAATCGAGAAACACTTTAGAAAAGAAAAGCTAGAAGATATGCGTAAAGAGCTACGCAGCATCTTCCAGATATATGGAAAGCCTGGGCAGTGGGAAAGGCTACAAGCCGAGATCGCTAATGAACGGGCAAGAATCCAAAGGCAACTCCAACTAGAAGCTATACGCCGAGAGCGTATTCAAGCTGCCATTTTAGGTTTCGTCATCATCGTCTTTGGTGGCGGTGGGCTGCTCTGGTGGATTGCGTGGCTGAAGGGGTGGGTATGATGACCCCTGAGATGCTCAACAGATGGGCCATTTTGCCCAGATTAATGATGGCGACCTTCACGGTTCTCAGTTGGAAATCGTGCCTATGGTTCATGTCGCTCCCCGACCCCAGTCCCAGCCAGTCAGCCTACGTATCAATAATTACAGGCTGCGCTAGTGGGGCTTTCGCCATCTGGATAAATAAGGAAACAAAGTAATGTTAGAGGCATGGGTAATGGTGTGTCTCCTATCCAACCCTACTGCCTGTTTTGAAGCGGTTGACACTAGGGGGCCATACGAAACCAGAAAACAATGTGTAGAGCGGGTCGAGGAAATGACTCGCCAAATCTCCACACTGCCTAACCACAAAGCAGTGGCATTCAAGTGTGCCGAGATCAAAGGAAGACTAGGAATATGATTCAAGCATTAATAGGGCCAGTGGCTGGCCTACTTGATAAGTTCATCGAGGATAAAGACCAGAAGAACGCTTTGGCCCATGAGATTGCCACACTGGCTACCCGTCAGGCTCATGAAGCCAACTTAGGGCAGATTGAGATCAACAAAGCCGAGGCTTCGCACAGAAGCGTGTTCGTTGCTGGCTGGCGTCCTTTCCTTGGATGGGGCCTAGCGACGGCCATGATATGGCACTTTGTCCTAGCACCTGTAGCCATGTTTGGTTTTGCCTATGCTGGTCTACCAGCTCCAGATTTACCCACATTCGACATGGATAGCCTTATGACCGTACTGCTCGGAATGCTCGGCCTTGGTGGCCTGAGAACGGCAGAAAAGATCAAAGGTGTGTCGAAGTAGTGGAATTAGAGATTATCGGCATTTTCTTGCAAATACTGACCTTGTTGGCGGTGTGTGCAAACACAGCAATCAACATCGTCTACAGGATGAAAAAATAGATGGAAGAACTCGTAAAGCAACTCAAACGACATGAGGGACTTCGGTTAAAACCTTATAAATGCACAGCCAACAAAACCTCGATAGGCGTAGGCCGGAACTTAGACGACATCGGCATCTCGGAGAAAGAAGCAGAGATGCTGTTGCTCAACGACATCGAGGAAGCAAAGAGGCAACTAGCAGCCCACTTTCCGTGGACAGCAGACCTCGACGAGGTACGTTTAGCAGCCCTTATCAACTTCACCTTCAACGTAGGGATAGGGACAGTCTCCAAGTTCGTAAACGCAATGGCTCTGCTAAAGGACGGAAAGTTCGATATGGCATCCGAGGAATTTCTACAGAGCCGTTGGGCTAACCAAGTCGGCCAACGGGCCATCGATGTCACCGAACAGATTCGTACAGGAGAATGGCAATGAGTAGAGCATCAGAAGCCCTGCTCTCCACCCTGCATGACGCCGTGGCCCAAGAGCTACTAGGGCGTGTCAGGTCAGGAGAGGCATCCCCAGCAGAACTTAGCGCAGCCATCAAGTTCCTGAAGGACAATGGCATCGAGGCTATCCCCTCACCCGACAACAACATAGGCAAGCTGATGGCATCCTTACCAGACTTCGGGGAGGACGTTGATGAGCAATCTGTCAATTAAGAGGGGCGAGAAGCTCTCTACCGAACAAGGTGCCGGTCTGACTGAAAGGGGCCGCAAGAAGTACAACCGAGAGAACAACGCCAACCTAAAAGCCCCTGCCCCGAATCCTAAGACCAAAAAGGACAAGGGCAGGAAGAAATCATTCTGCGCCCGTATGAGAGGCGTCGTCAGAAACAGCGAGAACTCTGAGAGAGCCAGAGCATCATTAAGAAGGTGGAATTGCTAATGTCACTATACGAAAACATGAACAAGCGTAAGAAGGCTGGTACAAGCCGGTCCAAGAAGAAGTCTACAGTTGACCCTAAGACCTACGCAAAGATGAGAGCTAAGAAGGGCGGCTTCGCTATCAAGAAAAAAGCTAATGCCTAAGAAAAGCTCTAGGAAGCCCATACAGAAGCAGGAGGGTCAATCTGGTGTAACCATACCCCAGACCCCTCCAGTGGCTCTCAGTGACCCTCTGAGGCCCATAAAACAGGACTTCCGTAAGTTCCTCTACCTAGTGTGGAAGGAGATCAAGCTACCAGACCCCACACCTGTCCAATATGACATAGCCCAGTTCTTACAGGACGGAGAGGCTAAGATATGCGTACAGGCTTTCCGAGGTGTAGGTAAGTCGTTCATTACGTCTGCCTACGTTCTCTGGGAGTTACTCAAAGACCCCCAGAAGAAGATACTGGTCGTATCAGCCTCGAAGAACAGGGCAGACAACTTCACCACGTTCACGCTGAATCTAGTGAACCAGATGGATGTCCTGAAGCACCTAGTGCCTAAAGACAACCAGAGGCAATCTAAGATCGAATTCGACGTATCCCCTGCTGAACCTGATCAGTCACCCTCAGTCAAATCTGTGGGTATCACTGGTCAGATCACAGGTACTCGAGCCGACATCATCATCGCTGATGACGTTGAGGTGCTGAACAACTCAGCTACAGCAGATATGCGAGAGAAACTCCTAGAGAGAACCAAGGAGTTCTCGGCTATCCTCAAGCCTAAGAAGGAAGCCCGAGTGATCTACTTGGGTACACCTCAGACTGAGGACAGTATCTACAACAAGCTGCCTGAAACATTCACTGCCCGCATATGGCCCGCTCTGATGCCCACAGACGACGAGATGGACAAGTATGGCTCTGGGCTAGCCCCATACATCAAGAGGCTCTCTACGGTCTCTGAGGGCGGTTCTATCGACCCTCTACGGTTCACCGACATGGACTTGGCAGAACGTAAGGCTGAATACGGCAAGGCTGGCTTCTCATTGCAGTTCATGCTGAATACGCAGCTCAGTGACCTTGAGAGATATCCCCTCAAGATACGTGACCTGATTGTCATGCACACCTCTGTCGAGAAGGCCCCTATGGATATCCACTGGATGCCTGACCCTGAGAAACAATGGAAAGACTTACCGAACCTGGCGATGGCTGGGGATCGCTTCTACCACCCAAGGAGTACCTCAAGTGACTTCGAGGAGTACACAGGATCAGTCCTAGCTATTGACCCTGCTGGTCGTGGTAAGGACGAGACAGGCTACGCTGTAGTGAAGATGCTGAATGGCTTCCTGTACGTCAGGAGATGTGGTGGCTTCCAAGGAGGGTACGACAACGACACCCTTACCAAGCTAGCCGAGATGGCTAAGGAGGAGAAGGTCAACGCTATTATCACTGAGGCCAACTTCGGTGACGGTATGTTCACTCAGCTCATGAAGCCTGTGCTGAACAAGATACACCCCTGCATGATCGAAGAGGTCAAACATTCGACACAGAAGGAACGTCGGATCATTGACACCATCGAGCCTGTCATGGCCCGTCATAAACTGGTGGTGGACTCCAGTGTGATTGAAGATGACTACAGGACGGCTCAGGGTTACGACGCTGAGAACAAGTACACCAAGACGCTGGTCTACCAGATGACTAGGGTGACCTATGACCGTGGTGCGCTAAAGCACGACGATAGGCTCGACGCCTTGGCTATTGCAGTCAACTACTGGACCGAGCAGATGGCTCAGGACGAAGACCGTGGTATGGCTGATCTAAGGAACAAGAGGCTCGATGATGAGCTGGAGAAGTTCATTAGGGGAGCTGTAGGTGGACGGGGGAAGACTGGAGTTAGCTGGGTGAATACTTACAGATAACTAAGGAATGAAAATTGCCACAAAAATCCGAAGTGGTAATATCGAGTGGGATGACAGGAAAATCCCCCTCTGGGGGGTCATGGGGGCGTCAGCACGATTGATGCCACCGGCCCCGCCTAGCCA